ATGATACCAGATAAAGGTGCAACTCTTGAAGCATATCCATAAAGTCCACCATTACCAGTCAGATATCCAACAGAAGCATTAGAATCACTGAATGATAGAGCAGAGTTTAGTACGATATGTGATGAGTTTGGAATCGAAGTGATATAGCGAATGTCATTGACTGCACCGGTATTGGATGAGACATAGATATAAGAGTTATTCACAAACATTGCTTGTGCATTGGAAGTCCCATTAGCTACCACGGAGACTGCATTTGAGGTAGTATTACCTGAAGCATTTGCAGAGATTACCACAGTACCGTTAGAGACGTAGACTTTTTCACTTGCCTTGAATGTGCCAAGGAAGTTATTTGCAGATAGATATTCAGTACTAGAATTTGTGAATATTGCAGTACCAGAAGTTGAAGTGAAATCAACTCTGTGAATCACAAACTTGATATCTTCTTTTTGGAATGGAGTCCAAATGGTGTTGGTAGAAGATGTGAATAGAACACCAGTGGAGTTATTTACATAGATTGGTGTGTTTGTGATAAGATCGGTGCCACCTAGTTCACCAACCCAAATATTATAACCTTCGTTGCTACCTTCTGGTAGGACGACAAAGCAATATTCTTTTCCACTTTCAAGGAATAGTGGTGAGTCAAAGGTAAATGTTGTTGCGGTTGAGGAATCAGAACTTGTATTGACCTGAGCTGAATTAAGGAACTTACGACCGAATGGCACAATCTTTGGTGTTGGTACACCATTTTCCATGTAGCGAACTTGAACTTCTACACCGAGAGAAGCATGTTTTGTCTTGAAGTACACATCAACTTTATTGATATAAGCGCCAACCGTTTCACCGGTATCACCCACAAAGAATGATTGAGCAATAGGATCGAGTCTTCTTACTACAGGTGCTGTATTAATTGATGTTGTAGTAGTTGCTACATTTCTATTGACTAGAACTTCTCTGCTTGTTGCAGTGACTCTAGGCACACGAGTTGTAAGATTATATCTGGCTTTGGTTACATTGATATTTGAAGCCATGTAAGAACCTGATGCTTCAGTTGTTATGGAGTCAGCACCAGTACTTAAATTATCAACGTCAGCAAGACGGAATACTCTATCACCAACTTTAAATGTTTCTGCTGGAATGTCAAATAGACCATAGACTCTACCATTCGAATCTGTAGTAAATGTAGATCCAATAGTTCCGGTAGCAACGTAACTTAAATTTGTGGGTGTGCATCTATTTGCAACTGCTACACCGTCAAAGAATGGATAGACAATGGTATTTGGCTTTAGACCGGTAGCAGAGAATCTTACTCTTCTAGCCTTCATGAAGAACTGAATAGAAACATCCTGCACCATTTCACCAAAGTCAAATGAATTTGTAACAGTTGATGCACTAAAATCAAGTTCATTTCGTAATGTGTCAGTTGTTCTGGTGGTTGTGGTAGTTTCTGTAGTATCAACTCTTCTAAATTGTGAGGTTTGAGTAGAAATAACTCTTTCTGGACCAATAATATTTGGAACAGCATTGAAAAGATCGGTGAGACCAGAAAGATCAATATTTGAAACAACGTCTGGATTTACGTCAATATCTGGTTCCACGTCACCTGGAGGATCCAGAGTAACGTCACCATTCCAAACATAGATAATATTTTCTACGCAGTTTCTAGTCTTGGAAGCAAATGATTGAGTGATATAGGGCTTAGAATTACCAGAGAGATGGATCAGATCACCAGTCTTGGTTACATTTGAGCTATTGCTAGAATTGAAATCTAACTTTACATAAGTTCTATCAATGGTTGGTGCCATTTCTTGAACTTTGTAGTCAATAGCTGCTTTGAACTCTGGACTCTTGGTGTCACCGATTGTGAAACCTTTGAAAGGATCAACCATAAAGCCATTCTTGAATCGTTCTGCACCAGTATCATCTTTAATAATAAGTGTCTTAGCAGAAGCTTCTAGTAGAGATAGAGATGTATAGTATTCAAGACGAGCAAACTTCTTATCAAGCACACCGATATCACGCATAGTATATCTTCTGTACTGATCAAGCTGAATAGTGCATCCATAGTCAAAGCGACTATAGAGTCTAGCATCCTCTTGTGAGAGCGATGGATATGGAGGTACGGACACTACACCTAGTGTCATTGTACCATCTAGATCACGTGGGGTGACTGGATCGGCACCAGGTGCACCTTCAATAACATTTACTTTACCATTTGGTGAAAGTGCAATCTTGTCTCTTCTACCTAGGTAATAAGTGAAAGCGGTATTAAAATTTGAATCAGGTGCAATTGTATATGGACCACTGGAATCAATATTAAAGGCAAGATTGGTATTTGGATTTACAGTGGCATCTGCAATTATTGTAGCGCTATTTGCGGTATTATTTGCATATGGTCTGAAGTCAATCGAATCACGTAGATCGTAGGTGTTTCCTGTATCCGAACTGAACACTGGAATATCTGCTGTTTGTACTGCGGAAGTATTTGCGGTATTAGCATCATCAATAGTATATGAATTAATTGAGAAATAACCAATACCAAAGGTATAAATTGGTGTAAAGTGATCTAGTTCTACTAGAAGAACATCATTTACTCCAACAGAATGTCCGGATCCTGGATTGAGAGCTATTGAAGCAAGTCCATAATGACTTCCTTTTTGCCCATTATCAAAAATAAACTTATTAACATAATTAGGGTTGGTATTGGCATAGGTTGTACCTTGATAGATTGCTCTTACTTTTAGTACGTCAGCAATACCTAGATTCCATGGACCAGTATTTCTATTTGGATGAGTATTTGCCGCAATCTTTACAAAGCGATTTTTATTAATAGTCTTTGAACCTGCAACTGCAGATGTTCTAATTGAATCATAATATAAATTGGCGGTCATATCATTAGATAAAGTAACACCAAGATTAATAACACCAGAAGTTGTATTTGAAATTACTACGTTTGCGGAATCTTCACGTAATAGACTTATTGGAACACCAGCAATAAATGCTCTACAAATACTTGCGGTTGCATTCAAAAACGATAGATTTGCATCCACACTTATTGCAGTAGTATTTACAAGTGAGGTGACTCTACGCAAATCATTTGTTGAGGTATTGAATACTCTAATATAATCACCAATAACAAAATTATTAGCAAATGTAGCGGTACTACCAATCACCACATTTGAAGTAGTGTTGACACTTACGGTTGTTGAAGTAACATTGACAGCATTAATGTTTGCGGTTGGAATGATAATAAACTTAGATTCATTAGATTCAGATAGATTACCTGTAAGCGCAAGTGTATTTGTACCACCGGCACGATTAGCTGGTGGGGAAATACCTGCTTCACCGGTATCTTTTGAAAAGGTAATGGTATTACTTGCTCTAAATGTAAATGATGTAGATATGGTATTTACTGATTGTAAAGCATTACGACCAATGCTGAATACCATATCACGAGATGCGGATTCACGAAGAACGGCATTATTAGATGCATCAAGTACTGGATCGGCATAGAAAGGAACACTCGCACCATTAGTTGCAAAGATAGATCTTACATCGGCAAATGAGTAGTTACCACCAGAGATTTTAATATCAAAGAGATATAGCTTATATTGAGCATCTGGTGTGCCTGGAGTACCTGAATAGTACTGAATGTCACGGACACGAGCGGTACCGATCTTTGTGCCTAGACCAGAGGCAGTACCAGAAGTGCTATAGCTTCTTGCGGTAAGCTGAGCAGAAGCAGTGGTGTATAGTTCTACTTCATCTAGATTATAGATATCAAGTGGTCCACAAACTTCCTTGACATAGACAAAGTTACCGAAGTTGCCAGTGATAACCTGATTTGGGAAGTAAACGGTATCAATACCTTTTCTCATAGGTACTTTGTTCTTATCGGCAAACTCTACTCTATAACCTTGCACATAACCTACACCACGGTCAACCTCTAGTACTAGACTATTCACATTTGAGGTGTTTGATGCTACGGTAAGTTCAAATGGATCCACAATGTAGTTGCCACTTTCTTCATATGTTCGACGTGCCATTTCAGCACCGAGACGAGCATATTGTGGGTCGGTATGGATAAGATTTGGAACACCATCTTGGAACTTCACAACTGAGAAGAAGTTGGAAGTATTTGAGGTAGCAGAAGTTGTTGAGGTATTTTCACTTGTTCTGTAAGTAAGTGTTCCAATAACTTTAATTCTTGATGCACCAGGGGCATTGAAGTTTGGGGAACCAATGGCATTATCATACAGAGAAGAATCGGTGTCAGAAGTTACAATAGTTTCTGTGGTCTGGAATCCTACGGCAATATCTGGTGGTGTTGTGCTATACTTTGAAATAATAGCAGTCTGTGGCTCTACACGAATGAATACACCATTCTTGAAGATAACACCTTCAGATGTAGATACGGCATAACCCTTACCGATTGGACTAAATCCAGATGCTGCCACAAAAACATTTGCAATAGAAACATCATCGGAAGTTCTTAGGAACAGAGCTTCAGATGGATCATAGGTCTTTTGTTGCACACCATTTGCATAAAGAGCAGAGTTGATATAACGTACGTAAACCGTATTGAGGTCTGGATCATTTGCTTCCACACCAGGAATAGAGTTCACGATGATGGCTTGTAGATTAGCCGCATTTACTAGCTTATTGCCAACATAGTCATTGACACTGATGGCAGTACCAGAAGCATCTAGATCCTGAAGCTTCACATAGTCAATAGCGCTATCATAATTTACAGGAGAAACACCTTCAACAACTGAACCATCTTTAAATACATGTCGACCAAACTTTTCAATCTGGTCTTGTAGGATGGTTTGTAGTTGAGTTAGTTCTCTGGCTTGAACCGCAGTCGATGGCTTAAATAGTATTCTGTAGTAATTACTATTGGCACTGTAGTCATCAAAATATGGTGCTGCATTAAAATTTGTTTCTAAAGGCATTCGGTATAGACCCTTCGTTTAGAACTTTATTACTAGTCTGATTTCTTCAGTACTATTTATACCTCTACTGATGACTGTATTTGAAGTCTCTAAGTACATCACTTTACCTGTCTCACGGATTAAATCTGGTGGAGTCACGGCAAACACAACACCATTTGCACCAGAGGTATTTCCTACTACTGTGTGTGAAGTATTACCTGAGGTGAAGTTTGGTGTCTTAGTAATATCACTTACTAATAATACAGAATAAGCATTGGCGATTGTAGCATTTGCACCAAGTCCATTATTAATCACATTGGCACTTGGGAATGCTGAAGTATTTGAGACGGCGGTAAGTTTTAGATATGTAGAATTTGCAAAGAAGATTTTAGCATTTGCTGTATTGGAACTATTATAGATAGTATCACCGATAGCAAAAGATCCAGTACCTGGTGTAATAGAAAGATCCAGGTCAGTTCTTCCTGAAATAACTCTACCTTTAGCACCAGTTGTTGTCTGTGTGACAAACTCGTTATTTGTGTAGGTTCCAGTATTTGATGCTAGAGTTATTCTAGAAGTCTGATTGAATCGTAGACCAAATGTAGTTGCTAGATTACGAGTCTTATCGGCGGTACTAATGCTATTTATTGTAGCATACGAGTTTGTGGTATTATAGATCACTGATCCATTTGTGAATCTACCTTGAACTTCTGTTAGATATAGTTCTGTGTTGCTAGATGATACACCTACCTTTGCTGAAGTGCCGTCTAGTTGTAGAACGGAATCATTTGCAAAGAATCTAAGCACTTGTGTATTAGCAACTTGTGCTAGCGATCCAGAGCTATAACCATAGATAGTATTTGTTGTAGAAGTAATAAATGTTCCTTTTACGTTCTTCAACTCTACGGTAGAACTATTACTTGTTGTTACTATACCTGCTGCATTTGTAGTGCTTTGAACTACAATCTCACCGTTGGTCCATCCAGAGATAGAATTAGTTGTAAGTCTGATTCTATCAAAATCAGTAAGAGTGATGTTAACATTAGCAAACTTTGGATTCTTAAGAATCCCTAGCTTACGAATAGTGGTATCGGAAGGGAAGTACCATGATTCGTTCGATGTAGTATCAAATTTAATATTAAGACCTGCATATCTGGCTCCAAGTTCGTACATAGGATCGGCACCGTGACCGAGCAATGGAGAGACTAGTGGTGTAGCAACTCCATTAGATCCATAGGAACTATTTGCATAGATTGAAATAGTTGCTTCTGTATAATTTGATCCTGGATTAATCACGTCTATTCTTGAAATGGCATTTGCAGTTCCTACAGAAGTATTGACTGTAGCGACAGCAATAGCACCAGTACCATCACCTGTAATCTTTACAGTAGGTCCGATCTCATATTCCACTACATCTTGTGATAGATTGACAATATCAACTAGTTTAGCAATACCGGTATTTGCGGTTGAACCACTGCTAAAGTTGACCGATCTTCCGATTTGAAATGTACCGTTTGGATTCTTGATAGTTACATTTGGATAACTATCAACTGAAGTTATATCAGCAGTAAGTAGAGATGAAGCACCTTTGATTCGTTGACCGGAAGACCAAGTATTACTTCCTGCAATGCCGGCAATGAATAGTGTGCCAGAATTTGAAAATGCAACAGTACCATTAGCGCCTAAAGCCACATTTGCAGTTGTGACCATATCGACTCTTTCACCAATAATGAAAGAAGCGCCGATCACACTAGTATTGGTAATGCTAAGTTTTAGTGAATCCAGACTTGTATTTGAAATAATACCATTTGCAAAGGTTGTGGAAATGGCACTTGGTTCAACAGCAATCGACATCTTAAATGTATTAGCAGAAGATATAGTAGAGGCAAAAGGTTGATTGACTGTAATGGTTGTAGCATTCACGGTCATGATTCTGCGGATATTAGTATTTGCATTTTCACCGAAACGAATGAAATCATTATTTGCATATTCAGTAGTAAATGCAGTAGCAGTAGCATTTGTTACCACAAAGCTTGATGGATAGATTGTTGCTGTAGCAGTCTTACCTTGTAGAGTATGACCAGTTTCGGTCAGCCCCTTTGTAAGTGCTATTCTATTTCCAGCAGCGGTATTTGATGTAGCGGACAAAGCCACGACAGTTGAATTAGCAAACTGCACGTAATAAGTGGTATTGCTTGATAGACCGCCAATAGCAGTGTTACCAGTTGAAGTATAATAGATGATCTGATCGTTAACGGTAAAGAGACTTGCGGTGCCTAGAGCTATGACGTTATTGGCGCCTTCACCTGTGCCACCAGTCACTGCGGTATTTGCATTGAAAGTCTGTGCTACTGGTGCCGAAACGGATACCGTAGGAATAGTTGCATATCCATTACCAGAGTTGGCAATATTGATAGTAGTGACTTTACCACTTGACACTTGAGCGTTTGCCACACCACCAGTACCAGTTGCACTAGTAATAGTAATAGTCCCATTTGCATCATAGCCAGTACCAGAATAAGTCAATACACCTAGACCCAGAGAAGTGCTATTGCTGACATTTCCTTTGATTGAGGAAGTTGCGGTACCGGTGTCACTTGTTTCCCTGATAGGTAGTGAGTTTGAAAATGCTGTGCCTGTGCTAAATCTGGATAGAGTAAGTGCAGAGGAGTTGGATGTAATAACGGATGCGGCTACACCTGAGTCCGATTGCACAACATTAGCACCAGTGCTTACATATCCTACTCTGTATAGGAACGTGGAAGTGTCGATGATCTGTTCCATCTTTTCACCGACGGCGCCACCACCCGTAATGAATGAGGTATTACCTAGATCAAATCGAACGTAAATGTCAATAGGATCCGAGATAGAAACTACTTTTGAGGTTCCGTCATAGGATGAAATTTCACGTACTTGACCAGAACCAAAGCCTGACTTTAGATAGATGGATGAATTAGTATAATAATTATTATTTGATGATGAGTTGGAGGATATCTTGATATTAGTTCTATCAATAATAGCTTGAACTTGACCAGTCTCATAAACATTATATCCAGAACTACCATTTGCTACTTTAATAACATCAATAGTACCAGGAACTGAATTACCCTGCACCTGTGTATTTGCGGCTACAGGGATGAAATTTGTTGATGTGAATTTAGTATTTGCTGTAGAGTCAATGGTATACATGTACTTCCAAATATAACCATCACCAGTTTCAAAAGTACCACGAGTATTCTGAAGTGATGGTTTAATTGTGGAAGGTTGCCCTTTGTTATTAAAAAGACACTTGTAGACATTATATTGATCACCAGCACCGGTAGTGACTACGTAGAATTGCTTGGTATATAGAGCAGAATCAGTTTGGTCATATTGAGCATAGACGGTATTTGAAGTCCAGTTATATCTGGGAATAACATGAGTGACATCCGAGGCCTGAACAAGTTTACCAAATAGCATCTCATTATAGATATCAAGTTCTGCTTGTGCTACTGAAGTATTTACAACCTGAATAGCAGTATCGTCGTTGACACCATTGGCATTTACCCATGGGTAATGTCTAGCCGCAAAGACATAATGAGTCTGATTCGAACTTTTTACATCAGAAATAAAGTTGTTTACATTATTAATGTGATGATTGATCGGAAGTATTGATGTCATATTTCTATACCGTAGCTATAATTTCTGATTCTGTAAGAGTAGATTCGTCGTCAATACGTTCATCGTTGAGTCTGTACCTTCCGTAGAGTGCTATGCCTGATGGGTGCACCAGATTTCGTACCAAAGTTTCGTACATTGAAAGCATCTTTTCTGCCACAATCTGATAAGAGAAGTCTTGATAAAATAAACCATCTTGAATATTCATAACATCAGAAGAAAAACTCTTTCTAGACAACCATCTACCTTCACCTTTACCAATATTATCCACAATAGTCACACCTTCTACATAAGTTTGATTATTTGCAGAGGTCAATGTAACCGTTTCATTATTTAGGTATCCATAACCAGAGTTAATAATTTCAACAGAAGTAATAATTCCATTACCGCCTACAATCTTTGAATCAATAACTGCATTATGTCCTTTGAGATTACCAAAAGTATCTGTAATATTAAGTGCAGCAACGGCAGGTTCTATCACATCAATATAGACTTTTGTGGTATATTGAGTACCAGGATTAATCTGTGAAAGGAATGAAATAGTACCAACTTCAAATATAGTATAAGTCAAAGCCGTATTTATGGCAGTATCTAAGTTTGTATCACCAAAAAGATTTAGTGGAAAGGACCAGTCGGTAAGTCTAATTGTAGAAGTAATATTTGCGGTAGCACCGGAATTTGAAGTAAGTGTCTTAGATGGAATGAAATATCCATTGACTGAGGATAGAGTTACGTTACTGCCGGTCACTGTTTCAATGGTGGCATTTCCGGTTATAGTCTGCTTTGAAGGTGTAGTGACTAACTGAAGAACACTAGAAGAAGTATTACTTACCAGAATTGTTCCTGCAACTAGATTTGCATTAGTCAGATCTGAATCTGAAGATGAAGTAACCCAGACATGACTTATATCGGCTCTATAGACATAAAGTCCAGAGATACCTAATGATGAGTTTGACATGGACTCACCATTAGCAACATTATTGGAAGATAGAACAGATCCCTCAAGCATCACCACATTTGCAGTACTATTCACCGTATGTCCTACAGTAAAAGTACCGGAGACTGAATCTAGAGTCAATAGAAAAGTATTTGAGGTCTGATCTAGTAAAGTATCAAAATAATCACTAATAAGATCCGTATTAAGATTTAAAATCTCTTTATTGGTAATACCGCCCACTCTAAATGATGCACCAGTACCTGTGCCACCAGTGATTCGTTGAATAGTGGCAGAGCCAGTCGGTGTAGTGACTTGACTTCCAACTTGGTAGGAAAGAGTCGTGCTTCGGTCAATCACTTGAATAAAACTACTATTGGCAAAAGATATAGTACCATTTGCATTTGTAGTAGTATCTAAAATAACTTGATTACTAGAGAATACACCAGTGGTATTTGCAATATCAAGATTAAGTGTTTGTTTTACCGTTACTGTAGCATTTGTTGAATAACCTGTTCCCCCATTTAATAGAATGAAGTTTACGGAACCAACGGCATTGTTATTAATTGATAATACTTTTGCTTTTGCTTCTACACCTGAGCCCAAAACATTTAGTTGGTCACCAATATTATAATCGGTGCCGCCATTTGTAATTGCTATAGCATTTAGTGATCCAATGATAATAGGTCCATTTTGTTCCGGAACATCACTTGCAATAGCTTGGTAAACTCTATCACCTTTTTTGAAAGCACCTTTTACGTTTGTGAGACTTAAGATATTAATAGTTCGCCCATTTACAATCTTTTTGTCAACGCTTTCAACTATAGCGGTAGATCCGGCATTAGTTCTTATCTTAGTACCAATTAATCTTGCTATTTTTGGGTGACTTGTTGTTTCAATATAGGTAGGAACTTTCCAAGTGTTATCAGATGGTTTGAAGATATATTGACTTGGTACATAAAGTTCTATTTCTTCACCATAGACCAATCTGAATAGAAGTTCATATGCTCTCTGTGAACCTTTGGATCTATATAGATCAAGGATATGTTTTAATAGAAGTTTCTTATCAACTACAACTGATTCAGGTAAAGACTGAATAAATGTATTTTTAAAATAAGTAATAAACGTATCTGATGTAGAATCTATATCCAGATAGTCAAGTAAACTTCTAGCCTCACGGATAGGCTGACCCGATTGTTCCATCCATTCATAATAAGCTTTGACGAACGCAATAAAGTTCGGTCCTTCTTCTCTATAAAAAGAAGGGAACTGTTGAGCAATGAATGGCGATATAAATTTTTCGATTTGACTCATTAGACAGGCTTCACTGTAATAGTTATACCTTCAGAAAGATCAATCAATAGAACGTCGTTCTTACTTGATCTAATATCTGTGTCCGTAGACTTACAATAAAAACTAATTCCATCTACATCGACTGTATCTGAAATAATTATTTGATTAAGTGATATTGTACCTTGTGTATAGTCAATTGATCCAGCTGTTTGATAAGTCTGAATGCCAGGTGTGGTCACGTCCTTTAGATAGATAGTTGTGGAACTATTCACTACTTCTATATTGGTACCACTTTGTGATACAGTAAAGGTATTGGCATTTGGATTATAATCCGTATAGGAATATCGTCTACCATTTGAAATAAATTCAGTTGAATAGAAAGATCCTGGAGCAATCTTATTTCTAAATTGAATCGTCATAAACACTCGTGCATTCACGTCTGGTGTCAGTATTTTCTTGAGAGTAATCTTAGTTTCATTACTTGAAATACTAGGATGAGCAGCATTAATTGCAGCTTCAAATCTAGAGAATCTAAACTCGGTATCAAAGTCATTTAACTCATCTGTATTAAATGTAGTAATAGCATTCTTTACCAATGTTGAAATATCAGTAGGTGCCAAATCAGTTTGATTTGGCACATATTTACAAATAGTATCAACCAAGATATATAGATAGTCTGGATTTACTACTACTGGAGTGATACCTAAAGTACATTTATCGGATAGAAATGATTCAATATCTTCTTTTTCTGAATCCGAAAGAGTTTCACCTGTAAATGTAGCAGGAGCAATAAAGACCTTACCAAACTGCGGTTGGCCTGTAACAGTTTCACCACCATAGACATGGACTGTTTTTATGTCTTGGTAGTTTTGTAGTACCAGAGTTCTAAAATCCTCAATGGTCACCGCACGCTCTTGTGTCTGATAACCTCTTGGTGCTCTGTATCTGATTTCCTCAATTGACTCTGCCTCCGCACCACCAAATGAAGCAGCTACAGTTGTAATGGCAGGTACAATGGCACTTCCGTATCCGTTATAAGATCCTAGATTATCGTCTAGTGTAAATGTATTACACTTATTACCATTCACACCAGAAGAGATTCTATAGCTTGCAATGACTGTAGCACCGTCTTTGGGTTTTCTACCAAAGACTCCATCACCAAATGCTATTTCATATTTGGTATCCTCTGTGGCTTGCACAAAATATACCTGGGAATTAGCGGTCAGACCAAACAGAGAGGTTGCTTTTTTATAACTTAGACTTGTTTGTCCGCCGTCCTCAGTTACAAGAACAAGCAGAGAGTCAGTGTCAATAGTCTGATTTGATAGAATAAATCTCTGTGCTTCTACTGAAGAATCATACACAAATGTATCTTGAATAAGTGAACCTTCATAGACTTCTACATTTGCTGCCACAAACTGATTATTTGATGGATATAGAGTCAATGTTTCATTGGTTACAAATGTAAATGAACCATTGGAGTTTCGACCAGTAAAGCGTGTACCCTCTGGAATTTCAAATGATGCCAAATTAGACTGAGCAAAGGTGAGATTCAATAATGCTTTGGATGACTTTGTGGACCTAGGAGTATAGTTCAAAGATTTAGCAATAGAGATCACACTATTTCTGAGCTGCGCCGAATCCAAAAACATCTCGGAAGCAACCATGTTCAGATAGAACGTATTGAGATATGAATTGTAGGAAAGGATATCCAACAGCACCGACATATTGGAGCCGTCAAAGTCATAGTCCTGAAAGAGTGCTTGACTCTTTAGATAAGTCTTGAGTGTGCTTTTGAGAGTGTCAAAATCTAGATTGACTAGACTTATGGAGTTATTTGCTGCCATTTATCTGATTCTTCTTAAGATGAGATCGACCGTTTGTATTGTCTGACTATTTATTATAGCAAATATGATGCTCACTGTTAAATCATTACCGTTTGGATTTGATTGAGCTTGAACTTGAATTAGACTTACTCTTGGTTCATGATTAGCAATGACATTTGATATTTCATATTCTAGTTCAGAAGCAGCAATAATATCATTTGGTTCAAATAATACACGCTTTACATTTCCACCAATGGTTGGTTGAAAGAGTCGTTCGGTTACATTTGTTAATACTAGATTTCTCACTGACCTCTTGATTGCAGCATCGTTCTTTGCTCGTGCTAAATCTTTGGTAATAGGATGCGGTGTCAGATCAACGAGAAAATCCGAAAATAGATCCGGAGTCTTTTGTGTCTGAGTATAGTTATCGGCTCTCGTTGACATATTCTTTCCTTACTAGTCGTTAATACGAACTTGTGTACCATTAATAAGAACATTAGCACCAGAAGCTTCAATTGTAATTTCACCACCAGAATCAATAACTATCTTACTTCCACTACCAGATTTTAATGTAATTAAACCTTGAGCTTCTACTGTAAAATTACCTGCAGCATTTACCGTAAAGTCATTACACTTTACAAAATAATCTTTACATCTTATCTGATAATTACCATCACAATTAATATCAATATTACCAGCAGAAGCCACTTGCCAATCAGATTCAATTGTGTCTACTCTATTTGCTTTTACAACAGTAAATTTGCTACCCTGTATAGAATTATATTCACTACCTTGATATTCTCTAGTTACATCACCTGTCACGGTTTCATCTTTAAGTCCCATGACTCTTTGAATATAATCACCACCGATACCAAGTTGATAGTTGGCACCAAGTCCTAGAATATAGTCTCCTTTGGTTGCCGCATACATGGAGATATCGGCATTCAGTGAATAGTTACCTTTGATCTTATAATCCACATGACCATCGGACGTAAAGGTAACACCGTCCTTATGATAATAGTTTGCTTTGGCTTGGACTACTTGACGCCATGCACCATCACTTTCAATCTCTACATAAGTACCCTGAGTATGAGCAATCTTTAGACTTTCTTTACCTGGTGCATCATTGATATGAAACTCATGACCAGATCGTGAAACCGTTGCTTGATTATAAGGATAATCAGTTGCAAAAGTTGATTCTGTTTTTCTTCTATTTTCAGGATTATCCGACATTATGAAACTCCAACTGCAAGCAACTGCGCTCGTCTAGCACGGAATGCTTGGTTTTTTAAAAAATCATTTTGTAGTGTTGAAGAAGTAATATTATTTGCTACTGAAACTGAAGCAGAAATTTTTGGGACAAATACCGATTGGACTGCAGCCGCTAAAGGTGGAATAATGGATGCAGCAAGATTGATAAGTGAAGCAGGACTAAAACCATTACCAAGAACACTTTTAGCACCAAAAGCAGAAGCAAAAGTTGTTACACCTCTTATAGCACTAAGTAACCCTGGACCAGAAATAGATCCAGTAACTAGACCACCAAGTGATGCACTTACTGCAGTCTGTGTAGCAAACTGAGTGTGTTGTTGTGGTGAACCATAATTTGGTTGACCGTTACGAAGTGTAAAGATAGGATCACCTACACCTGCAGGATCAACCCAACGAATATAACCTGGATATGGATCCGTATCATATGAATAATATTCTTGAACATATGCTTCTGGTGGTTCTACCTGAACACCAGAAGCAGGTGAAAATGAAATACCTGGTACTCTAGCCAAAGGTGCACTAATTAATCCACGAATATCAGCATCAAGTCTAGATCCAGCAACGTAGTTTAGAGCCCCAGAAGTATAGCGTGTGATACTATTAACACTGGTCACTGCTTGTGCTAGTGCCAAATCAGCAGCGGCAGCAGTACCATTATTTAGTGGACTGATTCCGCAGATTTGCACACTTGCCAATGCATTAATAAGATTTCTAACACTCTGTATAGTATTAGCAACTTCATTTAAAGCTTTTAAAATTTTTGCAATGCCAAACCTTTGCGCAAGTTCTAGTATGGCATTACGAATGGCATTTGCAACAATACCTACAATACCATTGATAAGACTTGTAAGATTCAGTTGAATATTAATCTGTAATGCATTGAATGGTAAGCAAGGAAGAGCAGATATTCTACTTCTTGGATCAACTTTTCTGAACATTTGTAACACATCAGAATCATCTGTTTTATCGGATGATGCTATAGTAGGAACATCAGCATATGACATACCTTGTTCTACTTCTTTGGTAAGCACTACACCTTCATCACGTTTAATACTATCAATATTGACTTCACCGCCATCAATTTGAGTGATAGAAACTCTATTTGGATTGAGAGCCGTATATGGATTTGTAGCAGAGGCTTGACTAGCACCTGGAATAGATCCAAATGCAGGATCAATTTCCGGTGCACCACCGACTGTTGATCCGGATTTTACATCACCTGCTTTACCAACTACGCCTGTAATGATAGGAAGTTGTCTATCCCTATCTGCCCACATTCCGATAACACGAGACCCCTTTACTAGACCTACAGGCGCTGATCCCATTCTACCTAATGCAGCTGAACTTACAGGTTGAGTGACTTGCGCCCATGGTAGATCTTCATCTGGAATAGCCGTTGTATCATCGTGTCGGCCAAATACTCGTACTTGAACCCGACCTGATTGGTAAGGGTCCATTACGTTTACAACTATACCTACCCACCAACCAGAGGTATCTCCTAATGCTCTTTCTGTCATATCTTAAATAGTCTCCTCATAAGCACCTTTAATACATTCTATTATGCATGTATATCTAGGTCTTTCACCAAACTCACCGATCTTATGGTGTATTCTAGAAATGAGAAACTTACCAGTCATTAATGGATCTTCATCAGTTGGACCAGTAAGCCCTTTTTTATTTGGGATCTCGCATGTAATGACTTGACCTGCAGTCAATAATGTATCACCAGGAACCTTAATTCTCATGGCATTCTGCATGAGTGCCGCTAGATAAGCCTGTGTATCTGGTGTTGCTTCAGGAATATTGGTGACTGGTCTCTGAGCATAATCTAGTGGGATGAATGATTGCTTTGCAGTCTTTTCATCATGATATTTATTTTGAAATGATGAAGTAATATTTGATCCTGAACCACCATCTTTATAT